TATAAAGGTGCATTCTTTAGTATAACAAAAGAACAATATGAAGAACGTAAAGAAGAGAACACGATTAGAGATTACGTAGCTGAAGCACATGAGAATGGAAACCCATATAACGTGAGAGGATAATACAATGCTTAAAACTGTAGCAAATTCACAATCTAGTAAGACACAAGGGTTAGCAGTAACATATAGAAGTGGTGGACACAATCAATTTGGAACATGCCCTACTACATGTAGTCTTAATCCATTAAAGAATGACAAGATAGAGAGATTAGATATAGAATATTTAGAAGCTATTGTGAATACCATACCTAAACATGGTAAATCTTATACCTATACGCACTTTAATTTAGATAAACTAAAGAACTTAAAATTAATAGAGGACATTAAGTATAATAAAAAGAAAGCTACTATTAATAGAAGTGCTGATACTATACAACAAGCATTGGAATATTATAATAATGATTACGATACTGTAGTGGTGTTACCTTATACAGATAAACCAGACAAACATTTTACTAAAGATGGTGTTAAGTTTGTAAGATGTATAGCTGAGTATAATAAAAAGATTAACTGTAGTAATTGTAATTTGTGTGTAGATAAACAAAGAAAGTTTGTAGTTGTGTTCTATGCTCATGGCTCTAAGAAAAAGAAGATAGGCATAGAAAAAGGTGGGTGCTATGGTGCAGGTGGGAGAACTAATCTGCATTGGTTAGCTACACAAAGACAAAAACAGATAGAGTCAGATACAGAAAAATATAAAAGTTTTGTTAAGTCTTTACCTCATGGTAAAAAAGTACGACCACATATAGTGGGTGATGTAGGACTTGATGGATAAATGGTAACAATTTTGTTATCATATAATAGTTACCATTTTGGTAACACAATTCTCTTGAAAGGAGATATAATATGTTAAATAAAAGTGATTTATTGCTTAGAATAAAAGCAAAAGGCTTAACTAACGTAAAGATAACTAACAACAATAACCTATGGAGAAAATCTATCTACATAGCTAAACGTAGTCATAACTGGTATAAGATAGGGGTATCTAAGAACATACCTCAGAGAATAGCAGGATTACAAGTAGGCTCACCAGAGAAACTAAAGGTCATACATTCTGTATCTTTAGAGGGTATGGTTTACTTTATAGAGAGAAGTGTTATTAAAAATATTGGACAGAACTTATCTAGTAGTGCTAAGAGTGGTGAGTGGGTACGAATACAAGGTTCTGAAGCAGAGATAAAGAAACTCTTTACTTATGTAGTTAAAGGTGTAATATCTAAGTTAGGTAAGGACACACGTACTGAGGAACATAGATGGAACATGGCTATGAAGAAAAAGTTTCCTCTACTTGCATGGAACTACATGAAATCACCACTAAGAACCTTCATAAGAAAGTAAAAACATGCACGATATATACATTGAAGGTGGAACAAAAAGACAGAGAGATATAGCAGACAAAGTTATATCTTTCTGCATACAAAGACTAATGCCTAAAGCACGTAGTCTTACTGTTGAATGTACTTTAACACGTAGTATGAAAGACTTAGGTGGTTCTTGGTTACTTGACAACCATAGAAGTTTTGGTATAGAAGTTAATACCATATCTAAGACGAAAGAATTTATCATCTCCCTTATACATGAGATGGTACATGCTAAACAATACTATAAGAAAGAACTAACAGAAGCATTGACTATGAAGAGTGAAGGTATTATAATAAACAAAGTCTATTGGAAAGGTAAAGACTGTACAGATATAGAGTACATGAAGTTACCTTACGAGATAGAAGCATATGATAAACAAGAAACTTTATATAAGGAGTATAGACAATGGCTATGATTAGATTAAAAGGTTCATCATTATTTGCTACATTTAGTGATGAAGAATTAAAGAAACATATTGAGAGTCATAATGCAGAGGAGAAAAGAATGTTATGGCTTGGTGTTATGTTAGGTCAGAACAATCTATTGCAGAAGATAGATAAGAATTATAATGTATATATAGGAGATAAATAGTATGACGATACTACCATTTAAAAAGAAAGATGAAGATGAATACAAATCTAATGTATGGTATAGATTAGGTTCAGCTAAAGCAGTCTTTGAAACTCTATTAAAGAAAGATGAGTTGACATCTAACTTAAAACAGTTTATAAGAAAGTGGTTAGCTAAAGAAGAACGATATGATAAGGAAGATAAGTAATGGAGAACATAGAAACAATATTTTATCTTATCATAATTGTATTAGCATTTTTATAGAAAGGAAATATATATGACAGCATTACAAAATAGTATACTACTAGACGAAGAGTATGAGTATGAAGTATCTGTTTTAGATTTATGGAAAGTAAAAGGAATAGATGATCCATATGATGCACTAACAGTTGCTATGTCTACCTATGCTTATCCTAACCCTAATGTTCCTGATGAAGAGATAGAAGAACATTTATCAGATTTATGGGAAGAAAGATGGGAAGATTATTATGTATGAAGAAATAAAAACTTATGCAGATGTTGATAGTTTTATTGAAGCACATGATGGACTATGGCAGATGCTACGTAGTACCTATAAAAAGATAGATCAAGAAACTGTAGTGATAGACAACACTACATGGAAACTAAAGAAAGGAAACATGACATGTCTGACAAAATAAAAGATAGAGATGTACTTGTATCAGTAGATGATGCAGGTGATCTAGCTAAAAAAGAATATGAGTCTTTTATTAAGAAACAAGAAGAAGTCGTAGATGATTTAGATAACCAAACATATAGTGAAGGAGAACAATATGACTAAAGATAATATATTAAGTACATTACAACAAGCAAAAGAATATGCAGATAGAGCTGTGGATAGTGCTAATGAAGCTGAGATACAGGCTAGTGAAGCACATACACAAGCAATAGAAGCACGTGATCTAATAGAGAGAGCTATGGAGTGGCTAGAGGAGATAGAAGATGACTAAAGTAACACAAGAGATGATAGAGAATTGGCTAGGTTCTGATACAGATATACCAGAACTACTAACAGAACTAGCCAATGGAGATTATACAGCAGAAGAATTTTATCATGATGTTAAAGGTACATGGGAACATGATGGAGTTATAAAGGAGATAGAAAGATGAGTAGAGATATAAATACAATACCAACAACAGACAGACACATAGTAAGCTACAAAATACAAGTGGAATGGTCAGACAATCCTAAGTCTGTATTACTAGAACATGATATGCCTAACCATGTAGCCAATGCTATTGATGAATGGTTTGGAGATATAGAAACAGAGGAGAATGTATAATGAGAGACCAGAAATTAATAAGCTTATTATCATATAACTTAGAGAAAGAACTGGAAGAAATATATGAAGCATTAGTAGGTGCTGATGGTATGGAGAGATACACCCATGCAGAACTACTTGAGTACATACATCAATTAAAAACTATAGAGGAGAATGAAGATGAGTAAACGTCTTGTAGAACATGGAAAGATAAATGCTTCTAATTTTTTAGAAGTTACAAGTGAACTTGCAGATTTTATAATGCAAGAAAAATATGGTGATGAGTATGAGAATTATATTTATCAAGATGATGTTGGAGTAATAAGTTATACTGAAGAAGGACAAGATATTTTTAATAATTATCTTGGTGAAGTAGAAACTTATTTTAATTCAGCAGGTATATACCATGAAGGAGATGACGAATGATAGAGGGTGCAATAACAATCATAAGTTTTGCTTTACAGTCTCATGTTAATAATTCTTATCAAGAAGATACTGATGAGAATAGATTAGAACGTGAAGAACTAGAAGAAGCATGGGGAATAATAAAAAAACATTTAAGAAAGGATAATAAAGATGACTGAACACATAAAAGAAATAACTGTTCTAGTTTATAATGAGAATGCAGTTTGTGAACAATGTGGAGAGAATGATTTTCATTGCAATTTTTTCTGGAAATCTTATGGTTGTGAAGATGCTCCAGATAAAATGTTCATGGGAGAAGATGAGTCAGGAACTAATGATGTTTATTGTTATGTCTGTGATGAGCAAACTACTATTATTAATAAAGAAAATTATAAGGAGAATGAAGATGACTAAGACATATGATAACCCAGACTATGAGAGGTGGCTCTCTGAACAGCCTATAAGAAAAGGTAATGGACTATCTATCTCTGACACCATAACACAGGATACACAGGCTACCTTTATGGAGTGGCTTGACACCTGTCCTGTCGTAGAGTTTAGAACTATACATAAAGTTGAAGAGGATAGTGCAACATGGATATACACAGTAGACTTTGCAGTAGTAAAGGAGTTAGATGATGAGTGAATATTATTGGAAGAATGGTGGACTAAGAAGAGATACTAAGGAGAGTATAGAAGAAGTATTTAAATATCTTAAAGATAATAAGATTAAATTTAAAGATACAAGAAATTCTAATAGTCTACTAACAATATATAATAATAATAAACAAGAGTATGGTTATGTTTATAATACAGGAAGATGGAGTCCTTATAAAGGATTTCCAATTAAACATTATCATAGTAAAGGGATTGAAGATTTTGTTACAAAGTATTTAAATAAATTTGATAAGGAGAAAGTAGCATGATATTAGTTAACTATGTAATACGAGATGGTAACTCAGAACATCAGGAGTTCTCATGGTGGAAGTCAATCATAAAGAAAGACTATGGTAAAACTATTGATGATAAGTTTCTCATATATGAGGTGTATGGTGATGATAATCTAACAGAGTTTAGTGAATCTTGTTATGAGGATTGTGATGGTAGACTGATACATGTTGGCTCAGTAGAAGACATCTCACAAAAAGATTTAGCTGTGTTAATTAAGTTTGGAGTGGTACCTAAATAATACTTGACATATATATACAGGTAGTGTAAGGTACGCACATGAATAAAAATTATGTAATAGCATTTATATCTAAAGATAAAGATGTTATATTAGAAACATTAGCAAAGTTCAATGGAGATACTATGTATTTTAAATCTGAGTATGACGCAAGAGAATATATTAGTAAACTCTATATTAATAGTGGTGTTATAGATGTAGATCCTATAACAGATGAAGATGGTTTATCAATAATAAGGGTACAATAAAAATGACTACAGAAACAGAAATACTACGCAAGAATGTAAAAGAATTACAAATACAATTACGTGATGCACATATAAGAATAAAAGAATTAAACTCTACAATAAAAGAATTACGTAATAGATTAGGAAGTGAAGTAGAATATACAACAGCAGATGGGTGGGCTATGCCAATAGAAAATCCAGAGGCTATACATATAAAGAAAGGAGAAGAGGATGACACATGAAGTATTAATAATAATAGTATTACTTTATATATTAAGTTGTAATCTGTATATGATATATGAGATAAGAAAGTTTAGAAAATTCTTAGAGGAAACTTTAGATGAGTAGTTCTGATGCAAAAGGATTTTGGTTTGACTTTGATGGACAAACACAAAAAGCTTTAAAGAATTTAACAATAAAAAAAGAAAGGAAGAAACCTATGACTAAAAAAATACAACATAAAGGTGCTATGATAGCAGATCAAACACAAAAGAAATTAATACTTGATGTGTTTAATGCAGGTAGAGAAGTCTTTGATGATTTTGATCTTAGATATGTTAGTGCTTGGGATTTAAGAAAGCTTGAAGATTTAATAGATGATATGAAAGATGCCTTTGGTATTGTACCTAAAATATCTGAGTATAAGAATGATGATGGTAGTGTAATGCCAGCACATTATCAAGACCACGTATGGTCTAATGATCCAAGAGCATGGCAAAGAAAGGACTAATATGCCTATTAATTTATGGGATAAAGAATATAATAAAATATATAAAGAACTTTTACGTGAGTATCTTGATGATGGTTATGATTTAAATGAAGCAGAACGCAATGCTAAAAGAGATGCTAAAGAAATGACGAAAGATCAACTTGACTTTGTTGAAGAATTATGGGATAAAACATTTAAAGATTTGGAGTAATGTTATGGATGAACAATGGTTAGATAGAGGAGAATGTCCTAACTGTGATTCTAGTGATGGTAATGTAAAACATTCTAAAGGTTACAGTCATTGCTTCTCTTGTGGTAAACATTTTTATAATAAAGGAAATAAAATGGAAACAGAAAAAGTAATATCAATAAGAACAGAAAGTATTATGAAAACTTTTGGTACATTAGGTGCAATAAGTGAACGTAATATATCTAAAGAAACAGCAAAGAAATATAATACAGATGTTAAAGTTAATGGTAACATGAATACACATCACATTTATAAATACTTTGATGAAGGGGGTAACAACATAGCTAATAAGATACGTGATGTACCTACTAAGAAAATGTGGGCAGAAGGTAACTTAACTAATGCAGGATTGTTTGGTCAGAATTTGTTTGCACCTAAAGGAAAGTACATTACTATTACTGAAGGGGAAGTAGATGCTATGTCTGCATATGAATTACTAGGTAGTAAGTGGGCATGTGTATCAGTTAAGAATGGAGCACAGTCAGCACTAGGTAATTGCAAGAAAGCTTTTGAATATCTTGATAGCTTTGATCAGATTGTTATATCCTTTGACATGGATAAGCAAGGGAGAGAAGCAAGTGAGAAGGTTGCTCAACTCTTCTCCCCTAACAAGTGTAAGATAATGCACATGGAACATAAAGATGCTAATGAATATCTCAAGATGAATAAACGTGAGCAGTTTTCTAGGGCATGGTGGAACGCAAAGACTTATACTCCTGCAGGTATTGTTAACTTAAAAGAATTAAAGGATACAATATTTGAAGAAGAGTATTGTGAGACTGTACTATTTCCTTGGGCTAAACTTAATGAGAAGACCTATGGTATGCGTACTGGTGAATTAGTTACACTAACATCAGGTGCAGGTATGGGTAAGAGTTCTATCATGCGTGAGTTAATGCATCACATGTTAAATAATACAAAAAATAATATAGGTATCCTTGCACTAGAAGAGAACACTAAGAACACAGCCTTCAATATTATGTCTGTTGAAGCTAATGCAAGACTATATATTAATGAGATACGTAAGAAGTATAGTAGAGAAGAATTAGATACATGGTTTGATGCTACTGTAGGTACTGGTAGGTTCTTTGCCTTTGATCACTTTGGTTCTACATCTAATAATGAGATACTTGCAAGGGTACGCTTCATGGCACAAGCATTAGATTGTAAATGGATCTTCCTTGACCATCTATCTATCCTAGTATCAGGACAAGAAGAAGGAGATGAGAGAAAGTCTATTGATGTACTGATGACTAAGCTACGTTCCTTAGTAGAGCAGACAGGTGTAGGCTTACTATTAGTATCTCACCTACGTAGACCTTCAGGTGATGCAGGACATGAGAATGGTAAAGAGATTACTCTCTCCCATCTACGTGGCTCTGCATCTATAGCACATCTATCTGATAGTGTAATAGGATTAGAACGTAATCAACAAGCAGAAGATGAGGTAGCATCTAACACTACTACCATACGAGTATTAAAGAATAGATATACAGGTGATACAGGTATAGCTACACATCTTTATTATGATAAAGAGACAGGTCGTATGAAAGAGATTGACAATCCTTACGAAGTAGAGGATAATACCAGAGAGGAGATACCATTCTAATGTCAGATGTAGTAATGATAACTAAAGAAGCAGATCAACATCTATCTAAAATAATTACTGAAGGTAATGCTGAAGGTGTTATGTTAGCAGTAGATGGTGGAGGTTGTGCAGGATTAAGATACTCTTGGGAGTTAATACCAAGTAAAGAAGAGGATATGTCTACAAGAGATATGATAAATTTAGATGATGGTTTTTTATATATACATCCTACTGCTACTCTTAGTGTACTTAATACGACTATAGATTTTGTAAGTGATATAGCAGGAGCTTCCCTTAGAATCACTAACCCTAACGCTACCTCTAGTTGTGGATGTGGAGAAAGTTTTTCAATATGAGTAAGATGTGGAAACATTATTGCCTTCAAGAGAAAGAAGATATAGACATAGGAGAAGGTGAAGAATGTAATTGGTGTGGACTAGATGCTGAAGCTGTATCTATAGATGGTTTTGATGAAGCAGTCATAGGAAAGGGAGAACAATATAATTTACCACCTTTACTTGTGTATTCTTATAGTAGGATATGTAAGATACTAAGAGATAGAGATGGTATGTCTTGGGAAGAAGCAGATGATTATGCTCAGTTTAATATCACAAATGTTTGGGTAGGTAATAGGACTCCCATGATATTATATAAT